GCTGTGGATTATACAATTTCGATTGTGGCTCCTCCTAGTCGATATAACATCACCAAAGCAATGCAAAAAACATTCGTAGTGGCTTTCGTTATGCCCTCACCACAGCGACTTAGACACCCCCCTTGCTTCTTTTGTGTGCGCTTGGCTCTTATTGTGACGTTTTCGAGGGGGCTTGGGGGGATTTGCGCCGTCGCCGCGCTAACTATACCCCTTCACATTTTTGTAACTAAAACCTATAGCCTATCATCCTCCTCGATCTCATAGGACTCCTCATGGATCAACTGGGTCATCTCGGCGTGTTCTATGGCACCCCTAAGCTTCGTTTGGATAGTCGGTAACATCCCTAAGCCAGCATAAGGATTTGATGAGGTGACCTTGATGTTCCTGGTGTCTTTGTGATGAACAGCAACAACAACATCATCGAAGTGTTCCCTTAGGCAAGCTAAGGCATGCTCTAGGTTGTCTAGGGAGACCTCAGGTATCTCTTGGTGTTGGATGTTGGAGTTATGTTGCATTAAACACTGATAGGTTGGTATGTATAGGTAATCATTAACACCTACTCTTAGAGCTATTCTTAGATCTCCTTAAGTCCTCCTTATTCTAAGATCTCATAAGATACTCCTAAGATAGTGTTATTGTTGGTAATCCTTAGATCACCTACCTTCGGGATAATTCTAAGATAGTGTTATTGTTGATGTTATTGGAAAGAATCCTTAGATCATCCACCTTCGGGGCAATCCTAAGATAGACCCTTGTTCCCCCTTACCCTATTATGGGTCTTATTTGTAAAGGATTGTTATTCAACTACTTAGCCCAATCTAAAAAACACTTGTTAATAGACGTGGCTATTGCTTTTCCGAGTTGTTGTTTTCCGTATGATTCTTGGAACATGGTCCATTCCTTTTTGTTGGTTCCGAAGAATGGTTCAAGGATAACACAAGGTGCTTTAAGCATCCTGAGGAACCGTGCGCCACGTTCGGAGTTGTCCTTGATGGCTTTGGGTCCACGGTTGAGGTTGTTGGGGAAAGCGGAGGACATTGAGTTGATGAAGGCGTCGGCGGCTTGTTTGCCGTGTTTGGAGGTGTGCCAGTAAAGAGCTTCGTATCCGTTGGCCTCTTGGGACTTGTAGGCGTTGAAGTGGAGTTCGACCACAAGGTCAGCCCCAAGGGGATCAACGCCAAGCTTAAGGTTAGCCATAGCTTCGGTGTAGGAGTCCCCTTTGTATTTGTCGATAATGGTAACATCAATAGACTCGTCTAGGTAAAGATTGATAAAGTGAGCAAGGGTTCGATTGTAGGCCCACTCGGTGTAAGTCCCATCCCAGCTCACGGCTCCCTTGTCGTTGGCCCTAGAATGCCCCACAGCGAGCACAAGGCGTTGTTTCCTAGGCTCACCTACCGGTCCATCTAAAACCCTTTCAGAATCCATCCTAAGGCCACTATCGCGGTATTCCTCAAGCATCGTTATAATGTCGTTAACAGTCTTTATATCCATGATGTATATGTGCTTTTGTTGTGTGACTTGTAATAGGTGTCCTTGAAGTCCCGGAGTTGTTGGTGGATGGCCTCCTCTTTTCTTTCGCCGATCTTTGTGTCGGCATCTTGGGCCATCTGTTGTGTCCAGTAGGAGACACCCATTGAAAGGGCATCGAGTCGGTCATCGTGTGTTAACGCTCCTCTTTCGCGTGTAAGGCGGGATAGCTGGAACATTAGCTGGTATTTTAGCTGTGTTTCAAGGGGATACTTCTGGGCTGAGTCGTAGTCGTTCTTGATGACCTTGGGGTCGATAACAAGCTTGTGCTGGTTCATCACGGGTTCCAGGGTATCTACGATCCTCTTCTCCTTTTGGACGTTATGTCTGATCTCCTCGACGGTGCAAGGGTAGATCTTAGTGAGATAGGGCTTAATGATCTCCACAAACATGCCGTCACCGAAGTTACTTTCCACCACAATAACATTAACCTTATTCATCTTGGCCTTCATGGTTAACACCTTAAGAACCTTTTCGTCGTAACCTCCTTGCATACCACCGGCATCGGTAACATACAGGTAACCGTTAAGCATCTTGACGACAGCCCAAGAGGTCTCGTCTTTACCACGGCCTGATGGGTCAACAGCAAGAACACTTCCGGTGTAAGGCACGTGGTCACCTACAAGCTTCATAGGACGAAAGAAGCGGTCCCCGGTGAACCCTACGTTAGGCACAGTGCTGTCCCAAGCGTTCTCCGGGACTTGCGCCCACACCAGCTTTTCGGGTGCTGTCTCGTTATCAAGATCCATAACAATCAGGTCATTGATCTTTAATGGATAGCGGTCCAAGTCAGACAGCTTAGGGTCCAGCATGAACTGCATGGCGAACCCGGACTTACCATAGGAGGCTTCACGCTCTGCTAGGTCGATGTCACCAAAGCGGCTAGGTTCGGTAGGGTCTCCTACGTTATCGTTATCGATACAAGAGTCAGCTATGTTCCCCTTGTAGATCTTTTCGGACTTATCGGATGTTACCTTCTTTGCTGGCCACACGCGCATCTCGTAGTCACGCTCAAGCATCTTGTTATAAATGCTGTCCTCACACTGAGGTGTTCCAAGGAAAAGGATGCGGCTGTTGTCCTCAGGCTTAAGGATGGCTTCGAACTCCTTGACTTGCTCTGAGAGCTTGTCGCGCATCGACTGGGTGGCTGAGTTGTTAGGGACTTCTACGTCATCAGCAACAATGATGTCAGCACGGCTACCGGTAAGCTGAGATGTTATACCAAGGGACTTGACCGAGGGAGCGTGGGATGCTTGGGCTGGCCCGACATCAAAGGAGATCTTAGAGAAGCGTTGTTTGTCTCCGGGCATCAGGTGCGCCAAGACGGGCATCTCGTGGATCAACCTAAGGGTGAACGTGGAGAAGTCATCAGCGCGGTTCTTGGAGGCCGAGACAACAAGGATGTTCTTTTGTGGATCTAGGAGTAGCTGGTGGACAACAACGGCTGAACAGATCCATGACTTACCGACACCTCGGAACCCTTGGATAACACCACGGCGTGGACCGTTTTGCATCCACTCGGCTATCTCGTATTGGATAGGGGTAGGTGCGGGTAGCGAAAGGTGGTTCCATGTCATCCAAAGGAAGTTACGGAAGTCCTTAAGCTGTGGTGGAAGATCACTCATTCATTAACAACCTTATCAGTCGGATCTTCGAATGGAAGTAAATTTACAAGTGCTTCCAAGGGTGAGTCCTTAGTGATACTGGCTGTGATGTTATTGTCCTTAAGTAACTGACGTGCAGCGTTTAACAAGGCAGGAGGTGCTTCACCACTTTTGATTTGGTCGATGAATGTATCGATGAGAAGGTCTTGTAAACCCTCCATCTTGATGCTTCGTTTTTCGTCGGTCATCGTTATTATTTCTTTCTATTGTCTAAAAGGTGGCTGATCTTTATTAACATATAGACCAGTGTGGCGATTCCAACAGCAAGAGCCACGGCTGCGTTAACTTGTTCGAGTGTTATATTTGCAATCAATCCGGTGATACCTACTAAGGGTGTATTGACTGAGGAGTTCATCTGTTATTATGTTGCAAGGGTGCTTCCGAAGACAACGAAGTTAATACTAGTGTTGTCTGCATCATTCGCTACTGATTCTAAGGTAAAACCAGAAGTTGTCTTACCCATTACCGTAACAAATTGATTTGAGTCAATAGTATTGGTGCTGTCCGACATAGTTGCAATAACTACGTAATCAGCACTAGTTAATGGTGTTGTAAACGTAACAGATCTTCGGTCTTCAGTTGGCTCTCCTATGCTTGCAACATTATAACTTGCCGAGAAATCGTTTGCGTTTGGAGGGTCAGTGGTAGCTCCATAACCTACTACACCATAACACCTTGGAGCGAACTGGCTATATCTAAGAACGTCAGGTGTGACTACACCAACGGCTTGTCCGGAACTCCCAGTCAGTGCTTCCATGTTAGCTTTTCCGGCTTTGACTACCTTAGCTTGTGTTACAGCATTATTTAGAATCTGTGTAGTCGTGACTTGGTTAGCTCCGATCTTTGCTGTTGTTACACAGTTAGCTGCAAGTTCAGACGATCCCACCGTGCCATTCTGGATCTTTGCTGCGTTAACAGCATTGTCTGCAATCTTTGCGTTAGTGACAGCAAGGTTAATTATGCGGTCTTCTGAGATTGAGTTTGTTGCAATCTTAGGAGCGGTCACAGCACCGGCTGCAATAACACCTGATGTTACACTTTGAAGACCAGCGTTCGTGTCGGCTGCGTCCTCGGTCATCTCCTGTGCGGCAAAGAGACCTTGTTTATAGGCGGTATCGAGATCTCCTTCGCTTAACACAGCGCCGGACTTAAAGTCAACCGATGGCTGTATTGAGGTAGTCCGAAAGATTCGTATCTTTGAGGAAGAGTCCGCGATGCTGCTTACAGACGACAAGGAAATCCACGTTGCCGCTGTGCATGTAACTTCCTGTGTAGTAGTGTTTAACGTGTAATCGACACCCTTAGTAAGCACCAAACGAGTGTTACTTCCGTTGATGAAAACGACAGTTATATCATCGTCAACAAGAGACTCAAAACCATAGTTAATAGTCTGGGCTGTTG